GTCAAGCTTGTGACCCTTATCCTCCACAGAGTATTTAGCACTTGTCCAAATCTTTCTGTATAAATCTGTGTAAGCAGTAATCCATTCTTTGTTAGTAGCATACTGAGCATAAGGCTCATCACTTCCAGGAATGAATATAGGAATAGACACAGCATCGAAAGGCATATCGTCTTTCATGTCACTAAAGTCTCCAGCATTTTGTTTTGATAAAGCTTGAACCGTAGGTGTGACATCCACCTCTTGTGGTTTGCTATCAAAATCTTGTATCTCTTCTGGTGTGTATGTGCCTACCACACAGCCCGGAAATACTGTGCGAATACCCTCACTAATCACCCGTGCTCGTAGCATGGCACGAGGATACTTAGCCCAATTATCCTTGCCGGCTAACCCAATACGCTTGGCTTGTTCGAGTGTCCATGTCAATTCAATCGAACCGCCATTAGGATGGGAAAATATACCAGTGACTTTCTCATCTGTGTATGATTTCCAATCCACTTTACCCCCAGCGTTTTGAAAGCGAGCCAGCATTGCATCAGCCTTGAGAGCTGGTCTGCCTTGGATAATATGGTAGTCCCGTGCAGCCATGGCAGGATGCAGCCCCTCAGCTTGCGCGATTGCCATGAGTGCCAGGACTTGTTCAGGTGTTTGCATACCGAACAGCTTTGATTTGGCTATGGCATCAGCCATGCCTTTCATCTCTTCAAACGGAATGATGTTGCTCATCTTTTTACTCCCCTATGGTTAGAAATTTTTTTAATGTTGCTCCACGTTTGTGGGTTGATATAAGGTTGCATATTTCTAGCCCTTATCTCTTCCTTTTGTAGTATCCAATCCAATTGCATACGGACTGAGTGTGGATATAGTTGTTTTGCTTTTTCTACAAATTCTTTCATATTAAGTCGCTGCCTTTCTTAAAGAATATTCAGCAATTCGTTTGGCTCCCCCCCTCCCAGAAATTTTCACGATTTTGCAATCGATCTCATTTCCTTGTTGAGCCAAATCATAAATACGAGCTGCTAACCTAAAACAACCATAAAGCTTTAATGCTTCAATAGCTGTGATTGTTTTGTGTTGCTTTAAGTGTGACAAAATTTCTCTTGCTTGTGAATCCATTTTTTATCCCCTAAAAGTTAGATTATTTGACAAGGAACCGCCTTGACCCCGGCATTTCTACTATAAATTGCTCATAAACTTCTGGCATAGACTGTTTAAACAGATCAGAGCTAAAACGCTTTGATGGTTTGGCAGCACGCCATGTCACTAAAGTTTCACCACTAACGCTAATAACGTCACTATGGTTTTGCATAGTCCCACGAATAGCGGTCTCAAGTACGTCAGATTGTTCCTCATAAGTTTTAATTAATCCCCTAATTTGTTTTAATTGTTGAATAGCTGTCTCTAAAGCTTGATTTGCCACTAAAGATTGACCATTGTCCTTTGGATAGATAAGTTTAGTAGCTTCAAGTGTTTCTGGTGCTGGAAGTGTGTCAGCTTTGACGTGACCCCAATACACAGCCATATCTTTTATGAGGTTGTCTTTTTCCTCTTGTGTGAAGGTAAAATCAAACGTCTGAAACTCTTGACCACCAAATAAGACAGCCAGAACGACACGATCAACTCTATGAACGGTTGCCTCGTGTAAAATTTGAGCATAATCAGCAAGAGGAATCCTATTAGTATCTGCATCAAACTTATTTCTTGCATTAATGTTGTAATTCTTTGCTTCGACCAATACTCGACCATCAGCAGAAATAAAATCGAAATGGGAACGTAGCCAACTGTGGTCAGGATGTGTGAGAGGGTAATCTGCATCTTTTAACTCCATTTGTAGTCTATCTTGTGCTAATCTACCAATAATGGGTTGCATCACATGACCCATCTGAACAGCCTCTACTTGAGACAAATCAGGGGGGTCTATTTTGCCTTGTTTTTGCATGATGACCTCAACAGCTTTGCCATTCATGACCTGACGGGTATCCGATGCCCACCATGCACTATTTCTTATTTCAGGTAGAAAATCATCTCTATCATTTGCCATTGAAGTTCTCCCAAATTAAGTTAGCTAATGTTTGTTGTTTTTTTTCTATGTCAGCTATGCGATCAGATAGCTTATTGATTTTGACATCAAGTTTCATATCATCGACTTTTAAAGCCTCGATCTGAACCCTAAGTTCATTCATAATGATTTCCATAATTATCCCCAGTTAGTGTGTTTAAACAGCTTAAAAGCAGTTAGTCACATTACCGCACGTTGTGCAGTTAATGATACGACCATCTACGATATAAGTTTGTGTGTAGCACGCATAAGCTCTTAATGCGATAAGTGATAAAACTATGCCTGTAATGATTGCTATTTTTTTCATGATTGCCCCTTTAAAGTTAAAATGGATTATTTTCCAAAGTTTGATCCCATTGATAGTCTTTTTTCTTACTTTCAATCGGTTCAAAATACTGACCAGCTGTGCCACAATTTCCACCATGACGGGCATTGATACAAGAGTTATATTTCTTATCCCCTGTAATTAAATCAATAATGGGTAATCTTTTGCAGACCGCTGAAAATTCTGTTGTGTTCTCAAAATGAATACAATCGACACATATTCTTATTTTGCGACTAATCATAATGTCCCCTAGTTAGAAAGTTAGTGAATTATCAAGTTAAATGATTATGTTTACCTTGTCAAGCACTTTTTTACATCTTTTTTTATCCCCATTACAAAATATCCAATTGTGGATAACCTGTGGATAAGTTGTGGATAACCTGTGGATAACTTTTGTATCGCTTATAATATTTAAGTATTATAATCTATGAATATAAACTTAGTTTATATTCATTATTAAATAGGTTTTAATACATATATCTTATATATCTCTTATATAATATTATAATAGAGTGATTAAAAATTAAGCAGTCTTAAAAATCACCTACACAAATCATCTATAAAACACTTTTACACCTAAAGACAAGCAAAGGTATATCTGGAAACTAAAAATCGTTTTTAGATGGGTTGCTGTTTGAAATTGGGCTATATAACTATCTCTATGTTGATGACTTTTGTATAAATCATCAAAATAAGCACAATTGCACAAAAAATAAGCAATTCTCGGTCTAAATGTTGCATTTTTATCCCCTAGTAAAAAATAAGATCATGTGGATAAGCTTTTAATTGACCCACCTTTTTAAAACCCCACGGATTTTTTATGTCCGAGCTATGAAAATGGGTAGCCCCTTTTGAATAATCGTGCTTAATATTAAAGTTGATTATTTTTTGAGCAATGACCATATTATGTAAAATCGTCTTGCTATCAGGTGCTTTATATTCGCCTCTGTTTAAACGCGTTATATATTCACTTGACCATTTCTTATTGATGACCTTACATAACCTATCAGCTTTAAAATCTGCACGTCTGTAATACACCATGCCAACTGCTATTTTGGTTTCAATCGGGGTTAAATCTCCCCCAGCTTCACCCGCAATAACCAGTCCTAAACAATATGCGCCCATTAAAGACATAATGGTCTCCTACGTTGTTAATCAGGGTATTCGTATATCAATGGTTCCAGATCATTATACTCCACGCCCACAATCGTAATATTTGGGTTATTATTTTCCCCAGCTTTTAAATCTAGGGTAAAATTAGCATTTCGCGCGTAATATTCTGCCTCTGTCTCATCTTTAGCTTCCACATCGATCCATACCTGGTAATGTAGTGCCACTGAATAAAGTTTAGTCATTCTTAATCTCCTAAATTTTGTAATTCTGTCTTTAGTTCTTTAATTGTCATGTTTTCATAACCCTTAAATCCAAACATAAGTAAATCAAAAATTACACCATCATTTACTTCTGTGTTGTTTTGGCATAACGATAAATTCTCATTGATTAATTTTTTAATAATTTGATCTTTATTCATATTTAAACACCATCCTTCGCTGGTTCAAATTTATCAGAAATCCATCCATCGTCTGCATATCTATCAGCTCTGGACTCTTCTATTTCGGTTAAAAACTCATCTACATATTGTGCTAAATGCTCTGGAAAGTTTAGGGTTTCAGTGATCCCATCTTCCCATTCAATTTCTATTTTTAAATCCCATGAAACAATCCTTTTAATATCGTTCATTTTTACGCTCCAATCGCATCAGTGTTTGTCATAATTTCATCAATCGGAAACCCGCTAAATAATTCACGGGCTTCCTGAAGGTTATAGATTGATGTCCCCATAGGCTCATAATCTTCAAATTCACTGCAAAACTCTTCACACTCATCACGGGTTTTAAATGCGATCACGTCATCACAAGCGGGGAAAGTTGGATTTACTTTTACTGCGATAAAAATGCTATTCATAATTAAGCTCCTAA